TCAGACTTAATAAGATTAACTCTTGCTGCGAGGTCTTGATCACAAGTCATGGCAGCAAAGTGCTGATAGCCATTATTGGTGCCATCCAACAGGACAGGATGCTTCGATATATACCCATAGCCTTGTTGTTGCAGTTCAAACCATTCAATACACCAGGCAACAAACTGAAATGGTTCGTCTGCCTTACTCCATATACTGACAGTGGCCTCTGGGTTGGTAGCTATCTGATCAGCTAAAGCAAAGCCTTCAGTATTAGCCCATTCAATTCTTTCCTCATAGCTACTTTTACTAAGACCCCAATGATTAGCACCCGCAATTCCCAGCCAATTCTTAGCTGTCTCATCCTTAATTGCTGCTCCATTATGAAATCTATGTAAGGCTCTAGATAAATCATTACCCTGTGGATTAAACACAGCAGCTACAGGGTAGATTCTACCTGTAAAATCTGCTTGCCATACATGATAGAAAGGAGCATCTTTGTAATAAAGGGCTGTATCAAGCAGAGTCAGGCATTGAAATCTCCTCATCCTATCGTGTGCATTTTGATCATGGATCAAACTAGCTGCCTTTCTCCACTTCAGCCTTGCATCTTCATTGGTATCAATATCAAATGGTTTTGGTGGTAGTGGTAATGTTTCAGCATCTATTAAACACCCCACTTCTATACTTCTATCCCAACAGCTTTGAGCAATTTCAAGAACACTTGTATTCACTTCCCATTGCGTATTCTGTAGACAATTTAATGCTTGAAAAAACGCTCTTGGTTTCTTTTCTGATACTTCTTGCAAGTAAGAGAGATCCCTGCTCTTGATAGCTTTGATATGTTGCAGTCTCTTGGTATGAAAACCACCATCAGTAGTGCTTAACCATTCGATAGGTTGTTCTACACAGGGCATATAGATTGGATAGCTTGCAAACCTATTCACCCTCTGTCTCTTCATCCATTCGTCAATGCTTTCAGTGAACTCCACATAGTTTTTTTTAGTTTTGCCAATTTTTTTCGTTACAACCTTAACCATACTCAACGTATTGATTAAAAGATCCAATAGTTTCATCCCTAAACGAAGTTTCTCTTCCTCTGCCCACCTCTTAAAAACAAACCCTCTGTTATTCATGTGACCTATCATCATATTGCGTCTATAACGTGGGTGTGTTGTATCAGTTATATGTTTTTTAACAGCAGTAAAATGTCGTTTATCTTCCTCTTCAAAGACACTAAACCTTATTTCATCTTCTAATAAATGACCTGTTTGAATGGCTATCTGTGTAGCTGTATTACCCTGTGATGTGCCATCAATAATTGCTTTGAAAGCAATAAAGGCTACAACATCTACATCAGGAAATTCTGATAGCTTAACAGCAGCAATAGCCCTTGGCCCTGGCTTACCTCTCCAAGACCTATCAATATCCCGTTGTATAGCTTTTGAATAAGGTTCGAGACCAGCAGCGATCATGTTTCTTGCATAGTCTGTTTCTGATTCTCTTCCTTTTTCAATACACCTCTGAATTTTTCGTTGACGTGAAGCATAGCCCTTATCAAGCATTTCCTGTTCAATTTTTACCTGTTCACTCATGCTTTGACAGTCTCCATGCTTCAATAAGACATTCCAATTCAAAAATCCTCAGTTCTGCATTAGCTATCTTCTCATCTATTACCTTGTTACGTTCGTATTTATACTTGTTGAAGTTAATTACCTTTGGCATCTGTTGTTCTGTACTGGGTTATAAGTTCGGTAAGGTCTGCTAATAGATCATCACATTGATTGCGAAGATCCACTACAGAGTTCCCACCTTCATCAATCAACTTAGCAAGTTCTTCTAACGTGTACTCTCTTGTGCTAAAAGTTTTACGGCACTGCGGATTTTTACACGTACGAGATCTCCACACATAATTAGCGTTAGGTCGGTCTCTTGTCTGACCATAAGCAATAGTATTGCTACCGCAATTAGGACATTGAATCATTAGTCTCCTTATCCATTGTTAAAAACTTATCATCTAGTTTTTGTATGCACATTTCCCATGCGTCATTATGGCTGATATCTAACAACTTAGATAACTCTTTTGATAGATCCCATAGATGACTAGAAATGGCATTAAGACTGTACGGATAATCACTCATTTACCTACCTCTATATCTAATAGTTGTTTTATACACTCTCTTTTAAGCACATTCATAGAATGTTTCTTGTCAGATAAAATATCTAACTGGTTACGTTTACCATTAATCCTACATAACCTTTCATGTATGCACTCAAGTTCTATAAGAATGGCATAATCTTTTCGTTTCATTTTAGTAACTCCATGCATACTTCAACACCCTTCTTACATAGGTCTCTCTGCTTCTCTGTTAGATGAGATCCAATAGACTCTGCCATCTCTACACATTCTTGAGATAGGGCATCATTAGGTGCAGTAATAGCCAATACTAAAGCATGTAGATATGCTTCTTCATGGTCTTTGATTTTGGTTTTCATTTAACTAAATCTCCCTCTTTCATCCAAGAAAGAATACTGGTATTGATATTGTATGGACCTATAAAAATGTTGCCTTCTATTGAATAGGAAACAAAATCATCTTCCATTTCAACAATAATTCCTGTACTTATATCTTCTTGATGATCCATCCATCTTTGTTCTATACATCCAATAGAACCAGAATCTACAGCTATGTCATAATCATAGATTCCATCACCTAAAGCTGTCTGAAAAATATCAAAGAATCTTCCATCTTTTAAATGAAATCTTCCATCAACATTTCTACCTTCATTAATACCTTTGTAAGGATAAACCAGGCTATGGATTTCTTGCCAAGTTTTTTCTGACATTACATTACCTAGATCGCCAATGTAGTATGTTTTTTTGGTCATTGTTTATTAAAGAAATTTTAAAATAAGGCTCCAAGGAACCTGTTAAAAATTCATACAGAAAAAATTCTTAATAGGTTCATTTAAAGTTTCGGCTACGGATAATAAGCAACTAACATCTAAAAAAAATAAATAAAAGAAAGAAGCCTAAAATTAATTAGGCTCTTTTACTGCATCATGGATTTTTTGATCAAACCAGTCTGAATCAGTAATAATATCTATTTCATGTTTGACTAATTTTTTAATGTAGTCTTGTATCAAAATAGATACAGCTTCATTCGATATATGTTGATTAAGTTGATCTATAAAATCATCATCAACATTATTTTTCAATGGATCACTAAGCATGGTTTTTAAAGTTTGGATGTAATGAATCAAGATCTATTCCTTCTTTTTTATAGAAAGATAAAAGCTCCTCGTCTGTTGCTTCATTTGCAAACCATAGCCTTTCTATCTCTGCACGTCTGGCAGCCTTTAGACTCTCCTCTTGGTGGTTGTTAGGAGTCATTTTAATAACCCCTCTAAGAACTCCATACGATGCTCTAAAGCAACTATTGAAGCTTCACCTCTGGTAGGTTTACAACCTATCCATTCATCACAGTATCTAGCTACATACTGTGGTTCTTTATATCCACAGTATTCAAGACTAATACTGTATCTTTCATCTAATGAATTAGACATAATTAATAATTAGTTACTGGGCAAAATTGTAGTTCTTTAGAACTACTAAGGTTCAATCTATGAGAGAACCCTATAGAACCTTCTTAAAGGCTCTATGGGATTGTCTAAGTTATTCCCCGAAGTAGAAGCAATTACAGAACCATTCAAGGGCTTCTTTGTCGTTTGTAATGTTGATGTTTAAATCTGCATAATGTGGATTTAATACAAGATTTTCCCAAGGTGTTCCCCAGTCTTGATACTGAATTTCAATATCTGTTGGTTGTTTGTACTGGTCTAATTTGCCGATGATCTGGCAAGCTGGCCCACCTGTAGAAAGTAAAATCTTAAACTCCTCAGCTTTCATATCTTCAGAGTTAGTACTCCACCCACTCCTAAACTCAACACTTAAAGCATCATTTAATGCTTCTTCTCTTATTGCATCCTGGGCTTCATAGTCGTCATTGCTCTCAGCTTCTTGATAGTTTCTATAAAGTTCTTTTATAGATTCAAGTTGACCAACGCAATTACTTAATGCGTGGTTCCTCTCCTTTGTTGTTTCCATTTGGTTAATAGTTTACTGGGCTTAGTACTGACTATCTATTAGGTATCTATTAGTTAGCTAGTACTAGTCTGTAGTATTACTAAGTGGTGGGCATCGATGAAATAAAATAACAAATTCTTAACACTTTGTAACAATAGACCCCTATACACCCCCCTATGTTCTATTTTTTGTGTCCAAATAGTCCAATATTGTGTCCAAAGCTACCAAAACCCTATCTATCACTAGTGTGTAGAACTGTCTCTATGACAGTACTGCAATAAAAAGACTGTAGTTATAGTAAGAATCCACACAAAAAAGTCTATGCATAGGGGGGACTTTTAGTTTTGTATATATGCGTAAACCCCTCAAATTTTTGTTCCAAAATTATTTCAGACCTATTTATAGGTTATCTATAAGATACCTAATAGTTATCTATTAGATAACTAATAGTTGACTATAAGAAAACTATAAAAGTTAACTATAAGACCCCTATAGACTGCCCAGAAGTGTCTTATAGGGGACTTATATTAATTATATAAGAGGATGCTGTAGGCGGTTAGTCTTATTCCCCAACTAGAAGGTACAAATTCCCTACTAATAGGTACTATCATCAGCTTATTCTCTACTTATTCCCTATCTAAGAATTTTATATAACTTATTTCTTAATCTGTGGTCGCTATCCCCCCCTATAGTCCCCCCCTTTCAAAGGGTATTTATCTACAGATGGCACCTAATAAGTGTTACTTATAAATCCATCGTTAGAGGCATTAGAATTTCTTATCTGTGCAGGTGTAAGACCTAGTGCAGTTTGTGTAACAGAATTGTTAATAGAGGAACCCCAATTATCTAGGTGTATGGAGAGTAATTCTTCTTTACGAGATCTTATATTACGGTCTTCATCCTGGTTCATATATTCAGTCCAGTAAGCAACTGCCCCTGATAGAGCATCTAATATGTCATCGTGTACTAAAGAACCTCTATGCTTGGTTATACGAGACATTTGATAGAAGAGTTGAAGCTTTAATTTTCTTTCTGGAGCTTCGTTAGGATTGGATCTATAGTCTTTTTCCACTACCTTACGGTCGAATATAAGCCTGTGAGAGTTCATAACAGGTTCTAGGGTATCTATTATCCTTAGTTCTTTAGTCTTTGTATTGCGTACGTCTTGTACTTCACAGGGATGATATTTCATTAGGAAGGGTTTTAACAGTTCAGCGAACATACCACCACCCATATTTGACTCAACGAGGATGGTATTTACCTTATTTGTTTTGGCTATCTTGGATAGTGTTGTTAAAACAGCGTCTGAGTATCCTCCGTTAAGACCACCAGCATCTGGGACGTATAGATTACCGTTAAGCATCTTTACAACAGCGTAACCAGTAGCATCACGTCCTTTACCAGAGGGGTCAATGAACATGACTGAGCCTGTATATTCAATCCAGTCACCGAATTGCTGTGCAGGTCTGTAGAAGTGGTCTCCATTAAAGCCAACGCATGGTAATTCTTTGATGACGTACTCGGGAGAGGAGGACCATATTACTTTTTCTGGTGCATGATCAGGGTTTACTGATGAAATTATTAGGTCTGATAGTTTGAGAGGGTAACGGTCTTGATCAGATAGAGATGTATCTAGTTGGAATTGCAAGTTAAACCCAGAACGCCCGTAAGAGGCCTCACGTTCCATCAAATCTATTGCAGAGAATCTTGTAGGGTCTACAGGATCACCAGGCTTTACAAGCTCTTTTAAGAGCCTTTCAGCTAACTTTGGAGATAACTTGTCTCCATAGTTGTTTTTAAGTTCTGGATAACGTGCAGTCCATATACGTGTTGTATATCCACGCTCTTCTAGTGTCAGATATAAAGATTGTTCTGTTTGTGGTGTACCTAGAAAGGTAATTTTACCGCTTGGTTTCAGTATGGCATCAAATTCTTTTACAGCTTCTGATAGTTTGTCTCTCATTGGTTGAGTAAAGCTGTTATTTGGTACTTCCACATCATCAGCAATCACTTCATCTGCTCTACTACCAGCCATTTGTCCTAGAACACCCTGAGACTTTACAGAAGGGGCGTGATCAGCAGATGCAGGCCCAACATCAAAACTTATCTTACTGTTTCTCTGAGTGTCTTCTGGACGCAGTGGAGCTAATATTGGCATCTCATTGATAAGACGCATGGTGAATGTAGAGAAATTATCTGCTCTGTCTTTACTTGCAGAGACAACAAGGAACTTCAGTTGTGGATTCATCCGTAGTTTCCATACAACATAGGTAGAAGTTATCCAACTCTTACCCACCCCTCTAAATGCCTGTATGATCTTTCTACGGGGTCCATGCTGTAAATACTCAGCTATGTCTAATTGAACTGGTGTGGGGTCAGGTAGGTTAAGATGACGCCACGTTATGATTAGAAAGTATCTAAAGTCTTG